AATCCTTTTCAAATTTAGGACTAAAAGACTTCATCATAATCATCATCAGATTGTGGAGTCATTTCTTTATAGTTCTCATACTTATAAGATTCTGTACCATCATATAGTTCAGATTCTAGTTCCTCCACAATCTCTTTAAGAGCTCTTACAAGAACTTTTAACTTTCCTTTATTCACTAGATCTTCTGTCAACATCAGACAAGGTTTGACCAGACATAAAATACTTCTTAATTACGTCTATTTGATCCTGATATTTTGCAATAATATCTATTTCTTTCTCTATAGATTCTAAGATGTCAGTATGTTCACCAACACCTGCAGGATGCTCTAGGTAAATTTCAATGTTTGCTTTGTGTTTGGCAATATCACCTTGAGCATGTGCTATTAATGCTCTTAGTATTTGCTCTCTCATATGGAGTGCCATAACTTATACTCGTTTCTAAAATTATACATTAAAAAAGGGGGTATGTAAACCCCCCCTTTTAACTTAACTGCAAGGAACTGCCTTGCTCTTTACCTTGATACCTCGATACATTAGATCGAAGTTTCTGTGCTGTGCTGCTTCAGCGAGTACTTTTTTGTTGTACTCTGCAGAGTCGTACTCGACTCCACGGTAAGTGACTTGTGCCATTGGGTTTCTCCAAAGTAGTAGGGATTGTAGCCCCGTTCCTTCAGTCAACTTTTGCGTCCTCGTCGAAGGAGGATGAACGAACCCGTTCCGAGTCGGCTTACTTGCGTCCTGAATGTATCAGGATGAACGTTATGTGTTAATACTAACACAACCATATTATATAGTCAAGCGAATCCGTAAAGAACCGTACAGTTTCTTAAGTGTAACACGTATCTTCATCTATAATATCAGGACAAAGCAGTTGTCCTGCTAGTTCACTTGCTTGTTCATTACTCTCACACAATTTAGTCATCCACATTCTTTCTTGCAATTCAACTTCACCATCTGTGGATATCATACGACAACAAATGTCTATAATTCTATTTGAATCTTGTGTGTTTAACATGTTCTATTGCTGCTGGTAAGATGGAATACTCCACTCTTTGAATGGATTTCGTTAAAGATACTATATCATCATCTGGCAGAATTGGGATCTTTCTTTGAAGAATTATTTCACCACCATCTAATTCATTATTCACATAATGTACAGTAACTCCTGTAACATCATCACCACTATCTAGGGATTGTTCTATCGCATGTAGTCCTTTATATTTTGGAAGTAAAGAAGGATGAATATTAATAATTCTATTAGGAAAAGACTCTACAAATTTAGGAGAGATGATTCTCATATATCCAGCAAGGACTATGAGATCTACTCCTACCCATTTGAATTCATTAATTATCCAACTCTCATTTGTGCTATATGCACAAGGAATTCCAAATTTTTTTGCTCTTTCAAAAGCACCACACTGTTGTTTATTGGCTATCATTAAGACAACCTCGTCTTTAGTACATGTTCTAAGTATGTTCTCGAAGTTGGTTCCGTTACCAGAACACATAACACCTAGTCTCATAGCACTGGATACTCCTCGTTTCGTACAAACTCTGTTTTCTTGGTCTTAAAGTCTTCCATTAATCTTTGAACTTGTTTCTTATCAAGTCCAGCAAGTGACTCACAATTTTCTAAGCACCGATAGATACATTCCCTATCAGAAATGGGTGGGGAAATCTCCCACCCTTGCTCATCATAATACTTCTTACCTTCAGTAACTTGTGCCTCAACGTAAGCAGCATCAAACTTATCTTCTGGATTAGTATAACTATGCTTCTTAGTCATTCCTGCAATTCATCTAACCTATATGCTGGATATTTAGGTGTATTGTGAAATTCGTTTAGTGCTTCTAACATAATCTCTTTCAACTCTGCTCTTTCTTTATCAGTGTAGATAGGCAATTTTTTAAACTTACCTGGTGGGAGAATTGGTTCTCCATTTTCATCATGAGGATATATGTTATCTGAACATCCCTTTGTTACAGGACCACTCATCCCCTGAGTATCAATCTTACTCATAACCTTTCCTCACTTTCCAATCAGCATACATCTGACCATACATCATACCTTCATGAGCTCCTATCTTAGACCCACTAAGTAGTTCTCTTTGCCTCTTAGTTATATTGATACCATCCATAGCAGCATACTCACTCTCCCAAGTAGGAAGATCTTTTCTCATTTGTTCATTCATAAAGGGTTACCATTCTTATCAACTAGTCCAAGTTTTTGTACCTGACCTAGATTGGATTTTTCTGCTTTCTTAATCCTCTTATATTCTTTAAGGATTTTATCTATCTCATTCTGAGATACTTTAACATTTAATTTAGCACCTTCTTCTTTAGAAACTGCTCCTCCAAAACCTTTTACTTCCTCTTCATTCTCCTTTGATTCTAAGTAATCATTAATACCAATCTGAATGTCTGCTTCAATAATGTCATTGATTTGAGCTCTAAGTAACTCATCGTTATCTTTATTTTTAGACATTAAACTTTCCTCTTTTTCTTTGTGGAAGGAGGTTTTACTCCCCATAGATTGGGTCGTATTGTACCAGCACCATAGGTAATATCCTGTACAGAAGTTTTTCCATACCTATCACAATACATATCAAAAACATTTACCATCTTGGTAGAACGAGTTACATCAAGATACTCTTTACCATCTACGATATACGTTACATTAAATGCATCTGTAGGAAGACTCCTATCTTCTGCTTTATCTTTTGTTGTTCTTTCTAAGATAATCTGACAAGAATATGCAGAAGTATCAAATTTAGGTTGTGGTTTAGCTTCTAATTTCTTTTTCTCTTCAGTAGTTGCTTTAGTGGTCATGATCTTCCACCCCACGAAACATCAGGATATGCTTGCTTCACAACATCCAAAGGAACCTTATACAACTCTTCTAGTTTCTTATCTTTTGTTTTAACAAGAACTTCCGACTCTGAAGGATGCAATCCCTCAAGGAGATTAATAAACATCATCTCTCTACGTAAACTGGTAAGACTATCATTACCACCCTTCACATAATGATAAAGGTTTTGATACTCTCTTCTTAGAGATGTTCTACCCCTACCATTCATGTCCTGACCAGTTGCTGATTCGCCTCCTGCTGCCTCTTGACGGAGGTTGTCTGACAAAGTACCTTTATATACATTCGCCTCCTTTAAATCGCCGTATGGAACGTCACCTGGTGGCAGCATACTAATAACAGATGTGTCAAAGTTCCATATAAAGACCATCTTCAATGAATCATGTTCATAATTCTTGAGAACTTCTACCTTCTTTGCTGCAGAACGCTGCTTAGATGCTAGATCTAATACCTCAAATACAAATGGATTTGTAGGCAGTGAGTTAGTAGCAGGTGCTGCTTTAACTGTTCTCTTCTTTGCTTTAGAAGTTGCTGGTAATTTAGGACCAGTTGCCTTAGTCTTCGTCGTCGTTGTCTTCGCTGGTGTCATAATTGTTTTCAAAACGTACTGCTAAAATTTCATCTGGTGCAAGATTGCCATTGGCATCAAACATTTCTGGATGAGTGTATACTATTTGAGGAGTTGTCTCATAAGAATGTTGTCTTGCCAACCATCCTATCATACCTCCAACTAATAATGCAAGAATAGCAACAACTGTCGTAAGCGTCAAGGTTACTACTAGTGTTTCAGACATAATGCTCCTCCCAGAGATGTTTATTTTTTTCGGATGTCCAAGTAGAAATTAAAATGAAATACAATCTCTCTTTTAAAAAAGGAAATCATATTTCCAAATTTTACTTGAAATGTTTTGGGTTTTTCTGGTTTCTTCCTCCTATTTCTGAGTAATAATTCTACTCCCCTATTGATCTCAGGGGATTTGCTTTTATTTAGAACCTTTTTTTCTTCTTCCTGGCCTTCTGTCATGCTGATACCTCACTGCATCTTCAACAATGTTATTAAGATATGCTTTTATCTTTCTTGCCTGTGGTTTGGGAATGTGACCATATGCCTCACGTAATTGTTGATGGTTATTATCCTTACCACCTTTGATATACTCTTCAAGTTCTGTTACTTGGTCAGATATTTCCTTAACAGTAGAACTCTTAAGGAAAGCTTCTATTTCTACCTTCTTTGTTTTACGATATTCTAGAAACTGATAAAATTTTAATTGCATCTTACCATCGAATGCTAGTTCAATGGCATGTTCAATCATGTCGTATACAGTTTCAAAGTCATCAACTTTTTTCATTAGACTAATTGCTTCTCCTTTAGATACTGAACAGTTTCTGTACATCCACCTAGATTAGTGGAGTCAATGACGACTTGAGGAAAGGTAGATCCTTGACCAAACTGACCATAGAATGCATCTTTAGTAAAGTCTTCATCTAGTTTGTACACTCGATGACTTAAACCTGCCATCTCTAATACTTTTACCACCTTTGTGCAATAAGGGCAACCCTCTTTAGAATAAACTGTAAAATTATTCACCCTGTGCCTCCCTTTCTTCTGCTGATCTGTTTCTAATTATGATTCTACTCTTTGCATGATCAGGAACAAATTCTATTACGTCGTCGTGAGGCCACATCATCTCTTCGTACAATGCGTTAAGGCGATCCATATCTTCCCACAAATCGTTAACATGATTTGTATCAGGTAAGATATGCTCGTCTGGTTCTAAGTCTCCGTGCATAAGATTGTAAGTAATACGTTAGTATATATTTGTTAGATGTTTTAGTGGTGAGGATTATACCAGTTCATTAACAGAACAGTGGCAAACACCCCTATAACCACACCTAAACCCAGATAAGAAAGAATAATCATAATAAAAAAATGGGATAGATTTACTATATCATATCCCATAAAATTGTCAATTATCCTTGCCAGATCATATCAGGCATTGCTGCTGGTTGTTGTCTTCCTACAGTAAACATAAGAATAAAATAGGATACAAACCATATAATATTAAACAACCATGCCTGTCTCCAAAGATATTTTCTGATTGCCATAGACCTAAGAATCTCAGGTGCTTTGTCTTGTGATCTAAAAATCTGTTCTATTATCAAAGCAATAATGAATGCTACCACTAGAGGGTAGAATACAAAATTTGCAAATGACATTATACCTATTAAAAAAGCCATTCTTTAATTGTTTTATTTAATATGTATTTTATTCTACCAGTCGGGATATACCCAGTCAACCGAAGGTGAGGTAGGGTTCTTTCTATTCTTTAGTATTCTCTTCACTGTACATTCCTTACACTCATACGAATATGAGGATAGAAGGGTCATGTTTTTACGTACACGATAAAAAGACTGTAAAAGATTCTTTCGCTCCTTACAGACCCTACAAACCCTATCCTCAAGAAGAAGATGACCTAACTTAACCTGTTCATCTAAATCCATTATAGTACCTGTATGACCCCATAACAATCAGGTATCTCACTCATCACTTTCTTTTCTATACCTTGCTTCAATGTGATAGCACTCATTGCACAAGTAGAACACGCACCACCTAATCTTACCTTAACAAAGTTTGTTTCATGTTCTATCTCTACAAACTCTAACCACCCACCATCTGCCTCAATATAAGGTAGAAGTTCTTCTAAAACTCTGATTACATTCTCTTCAGTTAGTTCCATATGTGTTGCCAAATAATATTGCCTTTTAAGATATTCGTACTGGTTATCACTCATTAAAAAAAGACCCCTACAATATGTAGAGGTCTTGTAAGTTCCGATTGTAGAGACCGCACGAACGATGTCTCATCTCTATTTAGAGTGCATTACCTCTTGGTAATACTTCCTCTGGGAACACGAAGTTCTCATGAGGTTGGTCAACAGATGACATCCATGCTCTCATACCTTCATTAAGAAGAATGTTCTTAGTGTAGAAGGTTTCAAACTCTGGGTCTTCTGCTGCTCTTATCTCTTGAGATACAAAGTCGTATGCTCTTAAGTTAAGTGCAAGACCTACGATACCAATCGATGATGCCCACATACCTGTAACAGGCACGAATAGCATAAAGAAGTGAATGAATCTCTTATTAGAGAATGCAATACCGAAAATCTGTGACCAGAATCTGTTAGCAGTAATGAAAGAATATGTTTCTTCCTGTTGTGCTGGATCAAATCCTCTAAAGGTTGAACTCTGTACTTTACCTTCAGAGTATTGTGATGTGTCTTCATACAAGGTGTTCTGTACAGTTGCACCATGAATAGCACAAAGTAATGCTCCACCTAGAATACCTGCAACACCCATCATATGGAAGGGGTTGAGTGTAATATTATGGAAACCTTGAATGAATAGAATGTATCTGAATATAGCTGCCACTCCAAATGATGGAGCAAAGAAGAATGAATGCTGACCTAAAGGATAGATCAAGAATACACTCACGAATACAGCAATAACAGCAGAGAATGCTAGAGCATTGTAAGGTCTTATACCTACAAGTCTTGCTATCTCAAATTGTCTAAGCATGAATCCTATAAGACCGAATGTGCCATGTAAGGCAACAAAGTTCCATAGTCCACCTAATTGAAACCATCTTGTAAGATCACCTTGTGCTTCTGGTCCCCAAAGGAATAGAAGACTGTGACCCATAGCATCTCCAGGTGTAGAGACTGCTGCGGTTAAAAAGTTTGCTCCTTCAAGATATGAAGATGCAATACCATGTGTATACCAACTAGTAACGAATGTGGTTCCTGTGAACCAACCACCTATTGCTAAAAAAGCACATGGTAAAAGGAGTAGTCCTGACCATCCAATGAATACAAATCGGTCACGTTTTAACCAATCGTCTAATGCGTCAAACCATCCTTGTCCTTGTTCTGTTTGTTGTAGTGTTGATGCTACCATTTTTCTTCCTATGAAAAAGGGGTCATAAAGACCCCCTTGTTTACGATTATGGGTTAAAAGAATTAACCGATAGAAGGAGCAACGAGTGCAACTTCAGATGTCTCAGCAGATGCTAAGTCAAGTGGGAAGTTGTGTGCATTTCTTTCATGCATAACTTCCATACCAAGGTTTGCTCTGTTAAGCACGTCACCCCAAGTAGGAACTACCTTACCTGATCCGTCTACGACAGACTGGTTGAAGTTGAAACCGTTAAGGTTGAATGCCATTGTGCAGATACCCATAGAGGTTAACCATACACAGATAACAGGCCATGATGCTAAGAAGAAGTGAAGACTTCTGCTGTTATTGAAAGAAGCATATTGGAAAATAAGTCTTCCGAAATAACCGTGTGCAGCAACGATGTTGTATGTCTCTTCTTCTTGTCCGAACTTGTAACCATAGTTTTGTGAATCTAAACCAGTGGTTTCACGGATAAGTGAAGATGTAACAAGAGAACCATGCATAGCAGAGAATAATGCTCCACCGAACATACCTGCAACACCTGCCATATGGAATGGGTGCATAAGGATGTTATGTTCTGCTTGGAATACGAACATGAAGTTGAATGTTCCTGAGATACCTAAAG